TCTGAAGGTTATGCATCCTCAGAAAGGTATGTTCAACCCACCTATGTGGGCCGTGCCGTGGAAGCTGACCACTGTGCAGGAGAGCAACGACAAAGGTTCGTGGTTCAACTACGCAGTAGCGCAGGAGGAGATGGATAGCGTAAAGCCTGAAGCGATTATGGAGGCTCGTGACCTGTATAATTCCTTTAGGGCTGGTGAGATTAAAACTGGAACTGGTGAGGAGAAGAAGCAGCAAGAAGAAGCCGACGTACCGTTTTAACCCTCTTGGGGTGTCGCTTTTGAGGAGTCTTTGGCGGCACCCCAAACCAACAAGGGGACACCCATGAGCTATTTAGAAAGGTTCATGGCTGCGTTTGAGGGATTTAGTGCGGCACATGGACAGACACAGATATCAGAAGAACGAAGGGCTGGCAAACAAAAGGCCAAGTCTATCATCGTTCGCAAACCACTTACGGTGGAACTCATCGCTGATCACTTGAAAGGTGGTCTTGGTGTGGGTTCCATACCTATTAATGAAGATAACAAGTGCAGGTTCGGTGCGTTAGACATCGATCAGTATCCGCTCGACTTGGCGGCGCTCGACAAGAAGATACGGAACATGAAGGTTCCGGCAGTCGTGTGTCGATCCAAGTCTGGTGGTGCACATATATTCTTTTTCTTTAAGGGTTACATAAGCGCAGGAGAGTTTCGTGACAAAGCATCAGAGATTGCATCGTATCTTGGATATGGTGGCTGTGAAATATTCCCGAAGCAGGAGCAGATTATTGTCGAGCGTGGCGATGTTGGTAACTTTATCAACCTTCCGTACTTTGATGCGAAACAGACGCTCCGCTACGCTATTAAGGAAGATGGCGAACCAGCGTCACTAAAAGAATTCGTGGGACTTGTCGATGAGAGGAGTGTTGAGCCAGAAGTTTTTGTTGGTTTGACTTTTGGCAAACAGATCGATGAGTTCGAGGAGTGGGCACCCTGCCTGAACTGTATGTTTGGGCAGGGAATTCCCGAAGGCACACGCAACACAGTGATGTTTGCAGCAGCCGTGGGTTGTAAGAAAGAGCAGCCCGACAATTGGAAAGCTCGACTCGAGGAAATAAACAACAAACATTGCACACCTCCGCTACCAGCGTCAGAGGTTGTGACGATACAGAATCAGCATGAGAAGAAAGAATATGGATTCCCGTGCGAACAAGAGCCGCTGAAGAGCTTTTGCAACAAGAACCTGTGTAAGACCAAGAAGTATGGTATTGGCGGTCATGCGTCAAATGTGGAGATCTCAGGGCTATGCGTAGTTAAGTCAGAGCCACCTGTGTGGTTTTGTGATGTGGCTGGGCAACGTGTCGAGATGACAACGGACGATTTGCAAACACCGCAGAGATTCCAGAAAGCCTGCATGGAACAGATCCGCAAGATGCCACCGCTGATGAAGCTGGCGGAGTGGCAGGTCATTGTGTCGATGATGATGGAGAACATGAGTGAGATCGAGGTGCCGGAAGAACTGACTTACAAAGGTCAGTTTATGGATCTGCTCGAGTCGTTTTGTGATGGTCGTGTACAGGCTCAGTCAGCCGAAGAGATCACACTTGGCAAGCCGTTTACTGACGAAGAAGACAACATGACGTACTTCAAGATCGAGGCGTTGATGAAGTACTTGCGTAACAACAAGTTCGATACATACAGCCGGGGTCAGATACAGGAGCGACTGAAGGAAATAAACTCTGGTGCCCCTGCTAATGGAAGAAAAAGATTTGTAACCACCAAAGGGGATACGCATCCTCTTCGCGTGTGGTGGGTGCCTGCATTTAACAGAGAGGTTCAAGTTCCAAGTATCGAGGTCCAAGACAGTGAGGTGCCGTTCTAATGGAAACAACTATCTTCGGACCCCCGGGCACGGGCAAGACAACTAGACTCATCGAGATTGTACAGCAGGAGCTAGACTCAGGCACACCGCCTGAACGCATAGCGTTTGTATCCTTCAGTCGTAAGGCGGCAGAAGAAGCTCGAGAGAGGGCGGCTGTAAAGTTGAACATGGATGTAGAGCAAATGGTGTGGTTTCGCACATTGCATAGTTTCGCGTTTCAGATGCTGGGATTGACGGCAAAGCAGGTATTAATCGGCAAGGACTTTACCAAGATCGGCAAGCTGCTTGGTCTTGAGTTTAGCTCGAACTCGTCAGTTACCATGGCTGATGGTCTGTTGTTCACCCCCGGCAAAAGCGGTGATGCATATATGTTTATTATACAGATGGCACGGGTTCGAGGTGTAAGCATCGAGCAACAGTTCAACGAGGTGGCTGATCGCAGGCTGCATTACCAGCAACTCAAGCTGGTGGATGAGGTGTTGCGTGACTACAAGAAAGAGACAGGTAAGATAGATTTTGTGGACATGCTTGAGCAGTTTATTGAACAGGGTGACAGTCCGCTGCTTGATGTCCTGATTGTGGACGAAGCGCAGGATCTGGTTCCGTTGCAGTGGCGCATGGTGCACGAGGTAATAAAGCCCAACGCCAAGCGCATATACTACGCCGGGGATGATGATCAGTGCATCTATTCTTGGATGGGTGTTGACGTTAAAGATTTCCTGAACGCCTGCGATAATAAGATAATACTGGACAAGTCCTACCGCCTGCCTGTGTCGATACACAAACAAGCTGACAACATGGTTAGACGTTTGATAACGAGGCAACCAAAGACATGGTCAAGCACCGAGGAGCAAGGTTCGATAACATGGCACCGGGATATCATGGATGTAGATATCAGGGAAGGTGAGTGGCTGATCCTCACTCGAACTAACTACATTGCCAACAGGGTTGCGAGTGATCTCAAAGATCAGGGCTATCTCTACTGGCGTGAAGGGTCAGGCTGGTCAATATCACCAAACGTGTTGAGTGGCATTGAGATGTGGCTGGATCTGGGTAAGGGCAAGTATCTGTCTGCTGCGGATCTAAAGAAATTGTCTACGCTTTTGGTATCGGAGGTCATCACAAAGGCAGGTAGGAAGCAGCTTGCCAATCTGGACACCGAACAAACGTATGACTGGTATGACCTAAGAAAGCTTTGTGAGTTGGATGCACACATGGGAGATCCGTGGCATGAAGTGATCAAGGTGTCTGATCGAGAGCGGATATACATCACATCTGTACGTCGGATGGGTGAGTCCATCCTGACAGGCAAGCCGCGCATAAAGATATCAACCATACATAAAGCCAAGGGTGGTGAGGCAGACAACGTAGCTCTGCTTCTAGACTCTTCGAGGGCTTGTGTTGAAAGCAGGGATCAGGACTCTGAGATCAGGACATTTTATGTTGGCCTGACTCGCGCTCGAAAGTCTCTGCATATTATCGAGTCACAATCACATTATGGGTTTCAGTTATGAAAGACAGACAATTCTTTTTAAAAACAGCAGAAGAGCTTATCAACGGTCCAAGAGCCAAGGAGTATGGTCCGGCTAGGAAGAACCATGAGCGTATTGCACGGATATGGAGCATCATACTCGAGCATGAGGTTACGCCTGAACAGGTGGTGGCTTGCATGGTGGGCCTCAAATTAGCTAGATTAAGCGAAGACATGACAAAGGATGATTCATGGGTGGACATAATAGGTTACGCCGCCCTTGGAGGAGAGATCATAAACGATGGATAAGCAAATGAACCTTCTTGATATGGATGTCAAAGAAGCAGCCCTTGGATTCGGTGATGACGAGTGGGAACCACCGTCATCCTTTCCTGATCTTACAGGCTATGATCGTATCGCTATCGACTTGGAAACAAGAGATCCAAACCTAACAAAGCTGGGGCCGGGGTGGTGTAGGAATGATGGCTATGTCATAGGCTATGCCGTGGCTGCTGGTGACTTCGTTGGCTACTATCCAATACGACATGAGAAGGGCAACCTGCCGGAGAACCTCGTGGTTAACTGGCTAAAGAAACAGATGGCAACACCCAAGATCGAGAAGGTAATGCACAATGCTATGTATGATCTGGGATGGATGCGATGGGCAGGGATCGAGGTTCAAGGTCCGATAATCGATACCATGATAGCCGCGCCACTGCTTAACGAGAACCGTAGGTTTTACAATCTCAACTCGCTGACAGGTGAATATCTTGGCGAGTACAAGAATGAGAAGATGCTACGGGCTGCGGCTGCAATGTATCATGTGGATCCGAAGAGCGATATGTGGATGTTGCCGTCAAAGTTTGTGGGCAGCTACGCCGAACAGGATGCTGCGGTGACGCTGCGGCTCTG